CTACTACAGCACAGAACAGGCACAGGCAGGTTATCTGGTGCTGATCCTAACATGCAGAACATGCCACGTGGAGGTACATTCCCAGTTAAGAAAGTATTTGTATCTCGTTGGGATGGTGGACAGATTCTCGAAGCTGACTTCGCTCAGTTAGAGTTTCGTGTAGCCGCATTCCTCAGTCAGGATAAGGTTGCAATAAAGGAAGTAACTACAGGCTTTGATGTACACAGCTATACAGCTAAAGTTATTACAGAAGCAGGGCAACACATCTCTCGCCAAGACGCAAAGGCACACACATTTGCCCCTCTCTACGGTGCGTCTGGGTTTGGGCGTACACCTGCTGAAGCATCCTACTACCAACAGTTTACATCTAAGTACTCAGGTATAGGTGCATGGCACAAGAAGTTAGCCAAAGAAGTAATTACTACAGGTAATGTACGTACTCCATCAGGTCGTGAGTTTGCATTCCCACTGGCTACACGTAGAGCCAATGGAAGTATTACATACTTTACTCAGGTAAAGAACTATCCTGTGCAATCATTTGCTACAGCAGACATCGTGCCTGTATCTCTTATCTATATAGACAAGATGTTACACGCTAACAAATTACAATCATGTGTTGTCAATACCGTACACGATTCAATCGTGATTGACGTACACCCTAATGAGAAGGAGAAAGTATTACGGATCATCAATCGTACCAATGAAGTACTGGTCGATATCATAAATAAGAAGTGGGATGTTGACTTTAATGTACCACTATTATTAGAAGCAAAAATAGGTAATAATTGGCTTGACACAAAAGACGTGGCATGATATACCTACAAGTCTAACATAGGAGAAATATATGAATCAGATAACAAATTTAGATACAAGTAACTACGAAGCTATGGCAAAAGCAATGGGCATGAGTTCATTGGCAGTGCCAACAAAAGAGAAGACTAACTCTCTTGCAAGACTACGCATCCATCACACACCATTGATGGGTCAAGAAGAAATTAAAGGTAAGATGACTAACGTTGAGGTTGTCAGTGGTGGTGTATATAAACTGGAGATACCAGATAGTAATACATACTATGCAGAGAGCATAGCGATGCGTCCATTCTTACAGAGGTTTATGTACAAGCGTTTCATTAAAGGTAATGACACGACACCTAACAGGTATGTTAAGACAATCATGGCTGATAATCTAAACATGGATCTCAAGGATAACGATGGACAGTTTAACTGTGGTAAACCTGCAGGGTACATCGAAGACTTCAAGGCTCTACCTGAAAAGATGCAGGATCTAATTAGACAGATCAAACGTACACGAGTATTGTTTGGTACTGTTGACTTGGTTAATCCTGTTGATGCTAACGGCAACTCAGTAGACATTGATACTACCCCATTCATATGGGAAGTAGAGAACCGTGATGCCTTTAAAACTATGGGTGATGTGTTTAATAAACTAAACAAAATGAAACGTCTTCCTGTACAGCACTACGTTAAGGCAGGTACAGAGGAACGTAAGTTACCTAATGGTGGATCGTTCTATCTACCTACTGCAGAGTTAGACTTGTCAGAAACACTTGACATGGATAACGATACTCAGGAAAACCTAGCTAACTTCTTAGCTTGGGTAGCTAACTATAATGAATACATTATGGGTGCTTGGAATGAGAATATGCAGAAGCACCAGTCAGTAGATACAGATACTGTTAATGACTTTATTGACATTGACACTGCTGAGTTAGTGTAATGAACCATCCTGCTGAACTGCCCATTCATCAGTACCTTGATAACGCTTCCAATGGCAAGACAACTATGTCTGATGAAACCATTGAACAAGTAGCACAAGACATCAAGGATGCTATGAAGCGGCAGTTTGGTGGGGGCAATAGGAGAGATAAGTTTCGTCTACGTATGTCCAATATAGGTAGACCTACATGCCAACTCTGGTGGGAGAAGAACCATCCAGAGAAGGCACTCCCCAAGCCTACCACCTTCGTAATGAACATGTTAATAGGAGATATAGTTGAGGCAGCATTTAAAGGAATACTTAAAGAGGCTGGAGTTAAGTACGAAGATAAAGACAATGCCGTATCTTTGGAGCTTGATAACACTACAGTTAATGGAAGCTATGATCTTGTTGTTGATGGTGCTTTGGATGACGTGAAGTCTGCGTCACACTGGTCATACACTAACAAGTTCGAATCATACGACACACTAGCCAAAGGAGATGGCTTTGGATATATAGGTCAGCTTGCTGGCTACATTAAAGCATCAGCTAAAAAGATTGGTGGCTGGTGGGTAGTCAATAAAGCTAATGGTCAGATCAAGTACGTACCTGCAACAGGACTAAACTTAGATGCAGAGATAGCCAAGTTAAACAGGACAGCTAAGATTGTAGAAGCTAATGAGTTTAAACGTTGCTTCGAGCCTGCACCAGAAGTATACAGAGGTAAAGCATCTGGTAATAAAGTGTTGCCTGAAGGCTGTAAGTTCTGTGACTACAGGTATTCATGTTGGGATACTATTAAGGATCTGCCATCTAAAGTATACCAAGGTAAGAAGACACCCCCTACTGTGTCTTACATTGGAGAAGTAGTAGGGTGAATGGTAAACGCTTTCAAGCTGCCCTGAAGCATGGGTACAGGAGTGGGTTGGAGATGAAAGTCTCCGACTACCTTAAAGAACTAAACGTACCTGTGGTATATGAGGCCATTAAGATCGAATGGGAAGACCTTATGTACCGCACGTATACACCAGACTTTGTGTTGCCTAACGGTATCATAATAGAAACTAAAGGAAGGTTTACTGCAGCAGACAGACGAAAGCATATTGAAATAAAAAAACAACACCCTAAATTAGATATAAGATTTGTGTTCTACAATAGCAGAAACAAACTAAGTAAGGGTGCTAAGACTACGTACCAAGGTTGGTGTGATAAGAATAAGTTTCTCTATCACGATAGGATCGTACCACTGGAGTGGCTAAAAGAAAAAGGAAAGAACAAACACAAACCTGTAATACAATTACCCTATAAAAAAATAATAAGGAGATAGCCCATGACAATAGAAGTAGATGATTTTGATGTAAACGATTTTATAATAAGAATGAAACCTAACTTCGATACAGAAGGAGCATGGAATGGTTTTATAGATCTTGATATTATTACAGACAACAAAAGAACTATGGCTCAAAAAGATTATATTAACATAATGCAAGTCGCATCTCTTGTATGTTCCTCTCTACCTCTGATGGAATTAGATGAGAATTTTAGAGATACCCTTTGCAATTACGTAGAAGATATGATAAAAGAAGAAGACAGGCAAGACAGGCAAGATAGGAAAGACGTAGTAAAAGAATCTGTTTCAAATGCTACAGGAAATATTATCAAAGTTAATTTTAGTAAGGGAGGAAGTCATGGCTAGTAAAAAAGTATACGATGTAGTAACTAAACCAGAACACTATAATCAAGATAACTGCATAGAATGTATTGATGCCATACGTGCTGCACTGGGTGTTGGGTTTAAGGAATATCTACAGGGTAATATACTCAAGTATATATGGAGACATAAGTATAAGAATGGCGTAGAAGATTTAAATAAAGCACGTTGGTACTTAGATAGATTAATAGAAGCAGAGATAACAGATGGTGATTAAATTATTAGTAACCCTTGACATTGATGAGGAAGAATATCGTATGCCAGCAGATGGAAAGATAGAAGAAGAAATACATGAAGCAATACACGAGTTTGTCTATGACATTGACGGCATGGACATTAAAAACATTAGAGTAATATCGGAGTAATCAAATGAGCAACAACTACCTACCCACAGACTACCAAGCATTTATCCATACCTCACGGTATGCTCGTTGGTTAGAAGACGAGAACAGAAGAGAGACATGGCCTGAAACTGTACGTAGATACATGGAAAATATTGTAAAGCCTATAGTAATAACTAAATCTGAATATAAAATTATAGAGGATAGTATACTTAATCTTAGTGTCATGCCGAGCATGAGAGCTTTGATGACAGCAGGTGCTGCATTGAATCGTGATAACACAGCAGGCTACAACTGTAGCTACCTGCCAGTAGATGATCCTAAAGCATTTGACGAAGCTATGTACATTCTACTATGCGGTACAGGTGTAGGCTTTAGTGTTGAACGTCAGTACATACAGAACCTACCTGAAGTACCAGAGCTATCAGAGAGTGAGACTACAGTAGTTGTGAAGGACAGCAAAGAAGGCTGGGCTAAAGGACTGAGACAGGTACTTGCACTACTCTGGGCAGGAGAGATACCTAAGTGGGATGTCAGTCAGATCCGACCAGCAGGAGCTAGGCTGAAGACATTCGGAGGTAGAGCATCTGGCCCTGCACCACTAATAGACCTGTTTAACTTCTCTGTAAATACATTTAGATCTGCATCAGGTAGAAGGTTGTCATCACTAGAATGCCACGACTTGATGTGCTACATAGGGCAGATCGTTGTTGTAGGCGGTGTGCGTAGGTCAGCTATGATCTCACTGTCTAATTTATCAGATGGTAGAATGCGTCACGCTAAGTCTGGTAACTGGTGGGAGACAGCAGGACATAGAGCATTGGCTAATAACTCTGTCTGTTATACAGAGAAGCCAGACTCAGAGACATTCATGCGTGAGTGGCTTGCATTAGTAGAGAGTAAGTCAGGTGAACGTGGCGTCTTTAACAGACAGGCATGTAAGGTACTGGCAGATCGTAGCGGTAGACGTGATTCAAACCACGAGTTCGGCACTAACCCTTGTTCAGAGATTAGCTTGAGGCCGTATCAGTTCTGTAATCTAACAGAGGTAGTTGTACGTGCAACTGACACACTGAAAGACATCAAGAATAAAGTTGAGTCTGCTACAATACTAGGCACAATACAGTCTACATACACTAAGTTTCCTTATCTACGTAAGATATGGCAGCGTAACACTGAAGAGGAAAGATTGCTGGGTGTAAGTCTGACAGGTGTAATGGACAATCCTATTATGACATCAGCAAATAAGAACTTAGCTAGAGACTTAGAAAGTCTTAAACAGCATGCCGTGTATGTAAACTCTGTCTGGTCTAAGCGACTAGGTATAGAACAGAGTACTGCTGTTACATGCTGTAAGCCATCAGGCACAGTGTCACAGTTAGTAGACTCTGCATCAGGTATACATGCAAGACACGCACTGCACTACATACGAACTGTACGTGGAGATAACAAAGATCCTCTTACACAGTTTATGCAAGATCAGGGCATACCATCAGAGCCATGTGTCATGAAGCCTGACACAACTACAGTGTTCAGCTTTCCTGTTGCAGCACCACCGAAGTCTGTTACACGTAACGACATGACAGCTATAGAACAGCTAGAGATGTGGCTTGTGTATCAAAGACACTGGACAGAGCATAAGCCTTCTGTTACAATAACAGTTCGAGACAATGAGTGGATGGAAGTAGGGGCATTTGTATATAGAAACTTTGATGAGATGAGCGGTGTGTCATTTTTACCACACTCTGATCATACTTATCAGCAAGCACCATATCAGGATTGCACTAAGAATGATTATAAGATATTAAAGAGTATTATGCCTAGTAAAATAGACTGGTCTAAGCTATCTGACTTTGAAGCTGAAGACACAACTAAATCATCTCAGACATTCGCATGCACTGGCGAAGTCTGTGAAATGGTAGACATCAGTGCTTAGAGGAGAGACAATATGAATATTAATATAGATGGTAAAGACTACGAAGTAGATGAGACAGATGAAAAGAACGCTGAACTTATGGGTGTTCTTGGAGTCGTAAGAACAGGTGACAATGCGTTACCTTTACTGCAACACATACAGCAGTGTGTTCAAGCAGTACACTCAGGTAAATTACAGGAGTTAAAAAACTTACTACCTAAAGACGAACCAAAAGCAGACGCTAAAACTAAAACTAAACTTAAAACATAAGGAGATAATCCATGCAAAGAAATCTAACGAGAGCAGAACGAGGTCTTGGAAAATATGATGCCCCACTGAAGGTTCAATTTCAGCGAGGCTATGAAGACTTTAAACGTGGTCGTGTAGGTAATCCATTCCATAAGGATACTATGCAGCACAGAGAATGGAACAGAGGATTCAATAAAGCATGGTGCGAGAATCTAAAGCGAGTAACTAAGTATGAAGCAACTAAAAAAGGAAGTAGACCAATGGCTCAAAGAGAAGTACAGCATGTCAGACTTTAACTCATATCAAAGATCTGCAACTAAAACTGCTATCTATCCACCAGAGCATAAGATACTTTATCCTGCACTAGGACTAGCAGGAGAAGCAGGTGAGGTAGCTAATAAAGTTAAGAAGGTTATGCGTGACGGTGTAGAGAACCAGCCAGATAACTGGAGAGAACAGATTGCCAGTGAGAT